AGCGAACGCATCAGCGCCCGGCGTTCGTGCCGTTTCAGTGAGCGCATCCATTCGTTCACTTCAACGCCGTCAGGGAGCTGCGGCCACGGTGCTGGCCGTTCTTCCGGCTGTTCTGTCCCGTTGTTGTCCGTTTCCTGTACACGGGGACAGTTATTGCCACGAGTCCAAGGGGCGGCAGGGCCGCCCTGAAGGTCAAAACCATTTTCGCGGGCGCTGTCTTCCGCTTCCGGTTTACGTCTTACCAGCTTCCAGTTATCCGGATGTGTGCACACACGGGAAGACTCCCCGATGAGTGGTGACCAGATCCCGTAAATCTGTACGCTCTGTTCGCCGTAATCGTTCAGCTCATCTGCGAGGTCGTAGGCGGTGCGAATCAGGTAGTCTTTGCGTGGAACAAGAACGCCGCCCTGTTTCTCTATGTAGGTGGCAAAACATCCGGCATCAGCGGCAGCAAGAACCGCATCCATTGCGTCATTTTCCAGACGTTGCGGTCCCTGTGGGTTACGTGCCATCTGACAGGCAAGGCGGCGCAGTTCACGCCACACCTGACGGGAGGGGATGCCAAAGAACTGGAACTGGCGGACCCGGTGAAGGCGCGCCCAGCCGATGGCGCGTTCCACGCTTTCTGCCATCGTCTTTCCTGATTCGTCGTCGATGCGCGGTTTGCCTGTTTTCGGGTCAATGCCATCCACGGCGCGGCTGTCCAGGTTCTTTCCGATGTAGGTGGCGATGTAGCTGGTCGGCGTACCTTTCGAACCGTCGACGTACTCTGCCTTAAAGCGCGGAGTTATGTCATTGCCCAGCTCGTGGCGGTCTTCGCGAATGGCAATATCACGGGTGATGTCCACGATGCTGTCGATTTCTTCAAGATGTGCAAAGACCATCATGTGCCAGTGCACGGTGCCGTCATGGTGAGGCTCCACCGTGCGAATGCCATACCAGCGCAGGCCGTCGCGGTTCAGTTTTTTGCGGACCGCCTTAAAAAACGTGTTAACCAGGTAATCGCTGGAATCGCGCATGGTGGCCCCGTTCCATTTGGGGTTCGGATGACCGTTCTCCGTTGTTGCGTGGTACTTCGAAGGGGTAGTGACAGTCAGAAACACCGCTTTGTCGCCACGGGCTTCGGCCAGAAGTTCCAGCCCCTTCATGGTGGCCATCATTTCTGCCTTACGGTGAACCGGGTTACTTACTCCCGCGTAATACACCGTCTCGAGATCAATCGTGAACCCGTCGTCATTTTCCAGCATGAAACTTTTCAGGAAATCGCGTGTTTTCTCGCGCTGTGCGCGAAACTCGCTTAACGCGTCCTGGCTCAGATAGGGTGATGTTTTTCTGGAAACCAGACAGGCGGCGCGGAGTTGTTCTTCTCTCCACTCGCAACGTAACAGCCACAGTTTGCGTTTCCACCATTCCGCACAGGTCAGGCGAAGGATTGCGCCCGGCAGCAGCTCCGTGTCTGGTTCGTTCCTCCGGCCTTTGTCTGTTGTCAGTGCGTCATAATGCGGAGGCATGGCGTGCAGGTGTAACGCCATGCGGGCCAGCATCTGATACGCCTTCAGCGTTACATCCATGGTCAGCTCGCCATCAGTCGCACCAAAGCCATCGCAGAGTTTTTCGAAGGTGCTGCTGAACATCGCCGCCGTCATGGTGGCCAGCGTCTGTATCTGGTGTTTGTTGAGCTGCGGCAGGTAAAGCAAATCGTCCAGGCGTTCGCGTCCGGCAAGGGAGCGATAACCCGGTGTCAGCCAGTGTCCGTCAGTGCGATCCAGACGTTCGAATATTTTGCGCAGGGTTCCGCGTGCATAGCGTTCCGCCTGCCAGCTCTTTTTGCCTTTCCGGCGATCAGCTTCCTGTTTTTTGCGCAGGAAGGAGAGGTGGCGAATAAGCGGATCGCGCAGATAGGACGGCAGCAGGCGCAGCGAGGCCATGGCTTCATCCACCGCGCCGCGTGCCTGTTTTCTGGCGTCTCCTGCCAGTGTGATGGTTTTGTCCTGTTTTTCCTGTGCGTCCAGGCTTTTATTAATCAGGTTGCCCAGCGGCGTGGCGGAGAACGCCGCATCAGCCATTTCCTGGCGGCGCTCGTTCTCTACCCGGTAGGCACCCAGCCAGGAGGAAAGCGCGGATTCAGGGGCGGGGATCCCCGTTCCTTCACGCCCCACTGCGTGGCGCGGTTGTTGCCAGTCCCTGATGTACTCTGCCGTCATAGTGATTTACTTCGTCATGCCATTCAGGGTGTCGCGGCAGACTGTAGCCAGCCGCTGAATTTCCAGCACGGTGTCTTCTGTGTCGGCATGGCGATGTGTGATGCGGATGCTGTCGGCAATCACATCGACGATTGCGGAGGATGGGCGCTGGTAAATGCCAATAACGTACGGGGTGCCACCTTCAATGCGGTAAAGCCTGTAATTTCCCTCGTGGCTGTCAATCATGTAGCGACCATCAATAACAATCTTTCCGTCAGCGAGCTGCGGTACAGGCAGGGATTTCAGGTACATGTCATAACGTTCACGCACGCGAACGGCAAGATCACGCTCTGTGTTGAGCAGGTATTCAAGAAAGTCGTTGGCGAGAATCATTGCGGCAATCCTCTGGTTACAGATGTGCGAAGGCCTCCCGCCGCAAGGTGCAGGAAGGGCCCGGAACAGGAATTAATGGAGTTTGTTTTGCTGCTGGATGAGATCCTGAAGAGACAGGAGGTCTTCCGCCAGATAGCTGAATACAGCGGCGCAGTAGTCGGCTGAAATAGTGCTGTTGAGTCTGTGCAATGTGTTGGATTGCATGATAAAGGCGATGTGTGCAGCGCGGGTGAGTCTGCGATCGATTTCAGTCTGGATGTGACGACGTTCCGCGATAGCGCGGTGTTGTTTGCGGTTTGCCATGATGTGGCCCCTTGTGTAGTAAGTTGCGAAAACTCACCATCCAGAGCTGCGAAACTGTGGGTGGCGAGACGTACGAGGTTCGCAGTACCGGCTACACAAGAACCCGGCCCGACCGAAGTCGGCCCCGTACGCCCCGCCATAATTCTGACGCGAAAAAAACGTGGCAATACAGTACGCACAAAAAAACCGCTGGCGCGGTTGTGCGCTTGTGTAGTCAGCAGGCTGCGAAACCCGGCACCCGTTTTATGAGGTGCAGCGGAAATGTAACCTGACTGATTGCGGCATGGCAAGCGGTTTTTTTGTGTGTGCATAGTGGTTACTCAGTCCGGTAGCAGTTCGCAAAGCACGGTGTCAGCGGCGGTATATCGTGCGTAAAGCCGGGCGGGAACCCATCTTTTAAGGGATATCCCGGCTGTGTCCCGGATGTGCTTCCTGATTTCGCTGAATGTCATCCCCTTCTCATCACGCAGTTCAGTTACCAACTCCACCAGGTGATCGCTGTATCTGGTTCTGTGGTGGAGTTCCCCGTATTTCCTGAACCGATACCCTCTTTTTCTCAGGTTCAGTTCCACCGTGGATGGCGAGCGCCCCAGCTCATTCGCGAGTTCCCGGATAGTTTTTGTGTGGCGATTCCTGATGAGCATGCTGAGTTCTTTTGTGCTCAGGTGGGGGCGTTTGGCGTGAATAACCCCCTGAGAGAGCAAAAGACGGATGCGACTTCGTATTGCTGACTCGGTTCTCTGAAGGTGCTTTGTCAGCTCCGGCGCTGTGTGGGAGTGGTATAACGTGCCTAAAAGTTCATCCTCCTGCTGTGTCCATGGTTTTACATGTGCCGGAGCCACACCAGGTGTACCCATTGGTTTGAGTTTCATTGTGATTTACTCCCTTACTGGTTAAGGAAAAAATCGAAAACGTTGTCGATGCGTTGCAGCAGCTCCTGCTGCATTGCTTCCGGCGTTTCTGATTCACCTGGTGACTCCAGCGTCGCGCAGAAATCCTTGATTTCATGATGGAGCGTCAGACGAATGGCAGGAGCCATGGTTCTGGCGTGCTCCAGCTCATCCAGCAGTGCCAGCACGGCAGATGGCGAGAGCATTGCGCGAAACGCCAGTAATTTTTGATGCGTTGCCATTCGTTGCAGGTCAGTCGCCAGTTCGCGTAATTCCTGGTGGTTGATGGCGCTCATGCTCTGGCTTCCTTCAGTAGCAGGTTAAACATGTGAGTAAGTGGATTGCTACACCCGAACGGCATCGGGTTTACGTGGTAAGAAGCCTGGCCTCCTGCTTTGCGAGCGCGACCACCTGTGCTGCGGTTTGTTCTGATGACTAAGCCGCCGCGCCAGAGTCGGCGTAACTCAGCATTGATGGCTGTGGTTGGGGTATTCAGTGCTGCGGCGATTTCTCCGCCGCTACAACCCGGATGGGTAGCGATGTAGTCCAGAATGGTCATCTGCGTGACTCCTGTACCTGTCGGATAAGGTTCACCCGCACCACATTCGTGGCGCAGAAGTAAGTGCCGTCAGTGAGATAGATGTGATGTGCATCCTTTTCCGAACGATGTTTGTCGATAGTGGTAATCAGTCGTTCGTCGACCTCGTATTCGCGGTCTCTGGAGGTGAAGCGAACGACAGGAAAATGCTTAATTGCCATTACACCCTCTTGGCTTTATGTCTGTATTTGAGCTTTTCTATTTCTTCTTTTTGTTCTTTTAATGTTCTTATGGCTGTGAAAACATTAAAGCCCATAAAATGTGCTCTGTTCGCTAATGTAATACTGGCACCTTTGTTAGCTATATCATCTTCAATATCAGTGAAATACTGACTGATTTCTTTTAGTGCGGCGCAAAGCTTTGCGAGATCTCGCCCCCTGTCAAAATATGCATCCTTCAGTATTTTTTGATTTGTCCTGAGCATGCTAACCTCGTGTTTATATATATGGATACCTCCGCGAGTGCGGATTGTTTTCATGTTTTCTTATTTAATCGTGTGTTTTATTTGTGCTGTTATTCTTCAGTGAAAAAACGCTCAATCTTTTTTACTGAATGAATAATTCGCATAATCCCAATAGCGCAGGCCACCGAAATAATCAGAACAAGCCATGAGATAAATATACTCATGCGATATTCCCCAGCTTATACGGTTCAATATGTTCCCCGCATTCTGCGGCACAGATCAGCTCGGAAAGTTCGTTAAGTGCATCCAGATCATCAGCGTAAAAAGCCACGTCATACAGACTTCGGATTGCTCTGGTCAATGAGTCACGGGCCGCACGTTCAGCATGAGCGCCTGATGCACTTAAGCGAAAATAAAAACGCTCAAGTGCTTTGTTAATGAGAGTTTTATATTCTTTGCCCATCACAACGCCCTTTAATCTGCTTTCTGTATTTCAGCTTCTGAATCCATACAAATAATTTCGATATAGGGTTCATCGCCATTAACCTGG